ACCTTCCTTAATTTCTGTTTCTTCTTCACTATTATCTTCAAGTTTTTCTTCTTTCTTTTTGCGTGGTTTTCTAACTTCTTTTAAAAAGCCATTTGTTACTAGTGAATCAATATCATATCCATTATCTATATCTTCTTGCCCTAACTCTACAACATCACCAACTGTAACTTTTAACTTTCCAAAGTTAAAAACTAACCTTCCCTGTAATACTTCATAATGTTTGTTTTTTCTTACTTCTGTCATAATATCTCCTTAATCAACCATTACTAAAAAATCAATTTTTACACCTATAAAAGGTGTGCCATTAAATTCTAAGCCACCATAATCCCTGTAACCTGTAACAAGTATATCTGAACCATGCGTACTTAAACTTGCTGAATCTATATAAGCTGGTATTGAGCCACTTCCAGTAGGTTCAATTAAATCATCTAATGTATCTTGAACTTCATCAAGATTACCACCCCTTGCAATTAATACAGTTACTTCAAATTCATGAGTCATACCATCACCCATAGTGTCATTGTAAGCACCACCAATTGGTAATATCCAACACGCTGGTAACTCTCTAATAGTATCAGGAACAGTGTCATATACTCTTAACCCTGATATATTATCAATGCTTGTTGCCACTGCATCTCTTATTCCTTTAAGGCTCATGGTTTCTTATACTCTCTTATAATATCTTTATCTAATTTGCTATTTAATTTACTTAATTGCTCACGCATTTTTTCATAAGCTGGTGCTAAAAATGGTATTTGTATTCTTGGGTCTGAACTGCCTGGTGTTAAAGGATTCCCACTAGCTGAAATACCTTCTTCCAAAGGCACTGCGTAAAATACGCCTTTGTTTGTTGCAGTATTAAACACCCTTGCAACCACATCTAAGCTACCAACAGTTTTTACTTCGTGATTCCATGACCTACGCATTTCACCTGAACGTACTGGTGAATATATTCTTGCAAAGTTCTTCAATGTTATTGATGCTCTTTCTAAATATTTCTCCATAGGTTTACGCAACTTTTTAGGATTTTTAAGTTTTTTATTTAATTCTTTTTCACCTATTATTGTTGCCCCTAATTGTGCTGACATAATTAAATCCTGTGCCTTCTAAGTGGTAATAATAATCTTTGTACATCTTCATCAATATTACTTTGCACGTCAAATGGATTAAATTCAGGTGTGCCTATTGACGTTGCATATGCAGTTAAGAATCTTTTACTTGTCCTGGCTGATTGCATATAACAAGCGTTTTCAACTGCTTGTGGGTATTTGTATACTGATACTGTTGCACCAGTGCTATGTGATGCCCCTGTAGTACCATTCATGCCCCTTTGAACAGTTATAGTATTACTTGATATATTTGTAATATACATTTGCTCACTATCAATCAATATTGTTTCACCAATATTTAAGTTAGCACCAGCAGTTGCAGTAAATGTAGTATCACTTGCACTAAAACTTCCATCATTAGTTGTTGTTGCTGACTGATAAGGTGTTGTGCTACTACCATTACCATATCCAAACATTCCAGCTATCTGTACGCCACGCCTTATGCCACTTGCAAAAGAACCAGCAGTTGTGTCATCACTTAATTCAATCCATTCTTTTGGATATACAGTATCACCTAATGGAAACAACTCATAATCAGTTGATGCCCATGTTTTATCTGTTGACCTGTCACTTTTAAGTGTTGTCAGGGTAGTTATGGATAGTAAGTCAGTGTTTAATAATAATCTGCTACCCTTCCCCCTGAATTGTCTTGTTTCTGATGTAATATAAAAATATCTTCTGCAAAAAGCATCAATTGACCTTGATGCCATTTCAAGTGATTGTAACAATTCAGTATCATTACCTGTTCCTGTAATATCCATCATTGTTTTTAGTGTGGCAAGATTGCCATAACTATTGCCATCTAATCTCATACCTTGTCACTCCTGTAATCCCCAATGGGACAATTTAATATACCATCTCTTTCATCTAGTGGTGCTTGTCCACAATTAGGACAAGCAACCACTTTTTTTTCTTCGTCTTGTTGCAAAAACTCTCTGTTTTCTTTTAATGTTGCCAACAATTCATTCCAAGCCATTTACATAGCCCTTACATAAACTGTAACAATACAACCTTTTGCATTACCTAAATTAGAAACAACTAAGTCATAACTTCCTTCTTCAATGAATACTGGAAAGTATGTGCTTAATGCTGGAACTACATAAGTATGTGTACTGTTTGAAAGGTTTGCCCCTGTACCAGTTAGTATATCAACTGAATTACTATCATTCATTACAACATCATAGTTGTCACTTGGTGTTGTACCACCTGGTGAATAATGTACTGATACTATTTCACCTTGTACCATTGGAATAGCATCAACGTTAACATCACCACTTGCATCACTTGTGCAAGTCATTTGATATTTATGAACGCTATTTTTTTTAGTTGTTACTGTTGTAATACTACCAGCCATTAATTACCTTCCTTTGCTTCAGTTTTTTTAGGTCTGCCACGCTTTTTAGGTCCAGGACTAGAAGTTGCTTTTGCTTTCTTAGTTCTGTTAGAACCAAAATTGCCTTCAATCTTTGTACCAGCCCTGTTACTTCCAAATTTACCTTCAAATTTAGCCATAATTATCTACCCATTTGAATTGCACGAATCCAATCAATAGTGCAAGTATTGGCAGTGCCTTCACCTGTTAGGAAATGCACTGAAACTCTCATTTCTGTTGAAGGTATGTTTGCACTACTTGTTGCAACAGATGAACCATCAACAAAAAATTCTACATTAGAACCATTGTAATAAAATTCAAGTTCTATATCAGTTGCATCAACCAGTGTACCAACTGAATCAGATTGTGTTTCTGTACTTCCTGATTCTGTCACTGCTGACAAACTTGCTGAACCATCTACACTTTCAAAGTAAATAGCATTAGCCACACCACCTAAAAGTGTTGTGTCTGTTACTGCAAGACCAACAAACAAATCTGTTTGGTCTACGTCATTGATTTGTAGTTTTGTGCCAAAATACAATTCATTTCCATCTGTCTTAAATGACTCACCATTTAATTGGAAATTACCACCATCATCTTCATTTCCAGCAGTAGTGATTATAACTGCACCACCACTTTTGTCTGTAGATGCAATTGTAGTATTACCACTACCAGCTTCAACCATTGTTGATGTCCATGCTACAGGGTCACCTGTTGTGTCATCTACTGGAAAGCTAGTGAAGTCATCAATGTATTTAACAACTCCTTCACCTGTTGCATCTAAAATTCTTTTTTGGTGCGTTGACCAGTAAGCCAGGTTACCACCTATTCTTCTACTTCTTAAATTTGGCATACGTTACTCCTTTATGTTTGTAACGCAGTTTTTAACTGCGTATGCCTTTTTAAATTTGTTTTACTTTTTCAGCCTTCTTAATTTGTTTGTGCTTCATAGGGAAGGGAATAGACTTGTTAGAAGGCTTAGATAACTTGTTATGAATCAACTTTATCTTTTTCTTTTTTTTATCCATTCCCAATACCTATGAAAAAACATCAATTAAGGTGTTACATAAACCTTTGAACCAGTTGATGCGTCACCATTTTTCTCTTTTACTTTATGCTTTGCGTCATGTCTGATAAGCATTCCAAATACATTGTCTGTACCTGAGTTGCCACCTTCAGCAGTTGTTAAAGCAATGTGGGTAAACCCATTGTCTGTGTCCAAATCTTCTGCTCTGATGTCTATAATTACATAGTCACCATCTGCGTCAATAGGATTATCTGTGTCATAATTCCCACCTGAAGCAGAAGTTGTTAAGTCTTTTGCACTTGTTCCTGATGAATCAGTTGCTTGTTTAATTCCACAAGTATCTAAGTCATCACTTGAATCCCAAGTACCAAGTTCAACATAAGCAGTTGCTCTGTTAAACCCTTCCATTGAAACGTATGATGTAGTAGCAGATGTGCCACCTATATCAGCTTGTTCTAATGGTGTAAACGCCATATCTTCTGAACCTTTTCCCATAATAAATACTCCTTATTTATTAATTATTGTTTATAAATTTAACTTCTTGTTGCTAGTGCTACGATTGGGGACATAGTGTTGCTACCATTTTCAGGTGTAATAGCTGAATCAAGTAACATACCACCATCAATTCTTTCTGTAAATCTCCAAACAGTTTCGCCATTTGCAAATCTGTAATGTGGACTAGAAGCAATTGTGATGCCTTGTCTATCACCAATGTAGTAATAAGATAAGTCAGCGTAGTATATATCACCAACTGTACCTAATGTCTTTGCGTGTTCTGTTAATAACAGTGGTCTGCCAAATATAGTCATTGGAACACCATCTGATGCGTTATTAACAAAGATTGCACTACCACCAGTACCAACGTTTAATGCCATTTGCATTAACTGTGGCATCACATCAGGGTGTGCTATCCATACTGCGTTGTTGTGTGAATCAGGCAACATTCTTGAATACATTTTAATTATGTTTTCATAAACAATTGTTGTTGCAGATTGTCCTGTTTCCTTTGCTACTGAAATCAGTGCATCAGAATTAAGAATACCTTCAGGGTCACCAGCACCACCACCACTTATGAATGACTTCTCTTCAAAATGTCTGATAGCATTACCAAACAAATTAATCAAAAGTGACTCAAGTGCAATAGCTGAATCCTGAACTAACTCATCACTTGCTTGTGTGTAACCAGTTAACTTTTTAGCAGTTAGCTGGAATTGTGCAAAGTCAGGTTCTGAAGCAGTATGACTACCAGCTTCTTCAACCCAGTAACCTTTAACACCACCATACACATTAGATGCGTGTGATGTATCTTTAATTCTAGGAATTTTTACTGTATTTGAAGCCATAGGTATTACAGTTGCTCTTGGTCTTACCACTGCTTCTTCTAAAGCAACACTTAATAGTTCTGCTCTGAATTCTTCAGGTACAAGGAAGCCACCAGCTTCACCTGAACCTTCATTTAATGCTTTCAATCTAAGGTCATCAGATTGTCCTGATGATTTGTCATAGATTGCTTTTGCAAACTCACCAAAAGATTTGAATTTACCATTGCCTTCTTTAGCTTTGGTTTCTTCTCCACTCATTGGAAGTCTTTGAGAAGGCACGTTGGATTTAATAACATCTTCAACAACTGCTTTAGTGTTGTTTTCAATTTCATGTTTCAATTCATTGAAATCCTTCTCTGACATAGTTGACTTTATTTCATCTTCTGCCATTTTATTTCTCCTTATTTTTATTGTTTTTAATTTTAATTTTATTTAAACCAGCGTTGACACCTTCCCTAATAGCATCAGCAACAGTGTAAATTTTTTCTGTTTGCTTTGCTCTTAGTTTATTAATACTATCAACTGCTTTCATTAAATTCTCTTTTTCTTCTTTTGTAAAAGTTACTGCATTAACACTTCTGTTTTCTTCACCATACCCATCAGGATTTTCTTCTTCTCCTTCTTCATCATCTCCTTCTTCTTCAGATGGATTCATAATTTCATCATATTCTTCATGTGTAGAACATGGCATATAAATTGTGTTTCCATCTTCGTCCATACTGTGAGTACCTTCACAACCAATTTCTTCAGCTCTTTCCATTGCTTCTTCTTCAGTTGTGAATTGGTCAGTTTCAGGAAGTGGTGCTTTAGCTTCATCTTCTTGCACTTCTGCTTCAGGATATAATTCTTTTGCAATCTCGTCTGCAACTGGATTTAACCCTTTGCTTCGCATTGTTACCAATGAATCTCTATTGCTTGGAATTGTAACTTGTGAAATTTCAAGAAGTTCAACGTCTGTATAAGTACGTTTTGCATTATCTTCACCATTGCCTTCCTGGTAGTCATAAGCCATGAATCCAACTGAATATGCAGATTTACCTTGTTTTGCTAACTCATATCCCCAATCAGCTTCAGCATTGCCTTTGTCAATGTAGTATTTAGCCACACCTTCAAGACCCTTGTCTGTTACTTCTAGTGATACCCATTCACCTAACTGTTTAGTTAAGTCATTATAGTCATGTGATGAAATTAGCACTGGGTGTTTCATAAAATCATCTATGGTTTTACGCCAGGCTGATGAAAGTATTACTTCCCCATCTCTGTCCACTGCTTCAGTTGACACAATAGCTTTGATATAACCATCTTGGTCATCAACTGCTTTTGTTTCTGCTCTGTAACTTTTGAAAATCTTTTTTACTTCAT